ACCATCAACTCCAACGGTTGCAACACCATCATCCATCGTTGCACCACCGCCAACACTACCGCCAGCTTGTACTCCAACCGATACACCTGCTCCTGCTTCTGCACCATTTCCACTTTCATCGTATGTCCCAGTTGATGCGCCTACACCTACTGATGCGCCAGCTACTGCTCCTGCGTGTCCTTCTGCTCCATCCATTCCAACTTGTCCACCAACGGATACTCCAGCATTTGCTTGTGCTCCGGCATGAACTTCGGTTGTGTTTGTTACACCGCCATATTCTACTGAGTTAGATACTCCAACTTCTACCGATGTTCCAACTTCTGCTCCGGCTTCTACTTTAGCATTTCTACCATCAAATCCTGCTTCTGCTCCTGCTTCGGCATGAACTTCAGCTTCTGCGTGTGCTTCTTGAGAGATAGTTACATCTCCAATTTGATTTGTGTTTTCTACACCTGCGTGTACTTCTACATTAGCTTCAGCTCCTGCTGCTACAGATGTGTCTGTTACTTCTGTTCCAGCGCTAGCGTTTGCAGATGCTCCTAGGTTTTCATCACCTATTGATTTGTTTACCTCTTCTGACATAATCTTTATTTGTTTTTAAGTTCTAAAATTCTTTGAATGTAAAAATCTTTTTGTTCTATAAGATATTTCTCTCTTTCGTAACTCTGTGATTTTTGTTCCTGGTTTATCTTTTCAATTAGGAGTTCTTGTTTTGCTTCAATAGTCTCATGTCTACTGATTCTTTCTCGAAACATTTTATTCTGAAAGTATATAACTCCTAGCATTAAAACTATCGTGAAGGATTGTTCTTTCAGTTTAGAAAGGAATACTTCTAAAAAGCTTGATGGACTGCTGTTTAATTCTTGCTTTTCCACCTCTAGAGTCTATCTCCTTTATGTTTGTCTATCTTATCTAAAATAAGATTCAACAAGTCGTTCTGGATAAATCCTGCCATTGATGCATTTTTAAGTGCTGACATTAGTTGAAATACAATAAACGGTGTTACTATTGTTTCACTCAACCACCCTGTTCCTGGGAATCCTTTTTCTATCATCAGGATGGCTGTTAGTATAAGTTCCCAAGTAAATATCGATTTTAAGACTTTAAGGGCTTTATACGTCTTGAAGCCTTCACGTTTAATTCCGGCTATCATCCCGAAAAAACCGTCGAGTAGCAGTACAGCAACTATTGCTAAGAACTGTTCAGCGTTCGCCATTGATAATTCAAGAAAGTAAGCTAGTAGGAAGCTAAGTACTGTGGTACTAAGTAAGATAATTTTCATTAGGTTTGGAGTTTTCACTGTTTTTATAAACTGGTTAACATGTCTAGTAATTCTTGTTGTGGGAACATATCAAACTTATCTTTACGAGTATTTGTATGTGTCCATAGCCCTTTCACTTTGCCGTAATATGCATTTTCGTTAAACTCGAACGCATCAGCTCCTTTCGCTTTTACTAAAGCAGGTAACCCTTTTCTAACATCTATTCCTTCTCTCTCACCCATCCACACTATCCACTTATGTAGAGCGTTTATTTGCTTATCTGAGTATTTATGCCAAGTCTTATGTCCTTTGAATGGTTTTGCTAATGTTACTATTTGTGAATCTACTACAGTAGCTCCGGCATATGTTTTACCGTTTACTACGTATCCGAAGTTGCAAACTTCGATACCTATAGAGTTTGTATGCATTGTTTGAGATCCGTTTTTTCCTAAATGAGATGCCCAATTTCCTTCCGGAAATGCTTGAACCAGTACTCCATCGTAGAGTACATCGTTACCTTTGCAAGAAGGTCCTCCTAATACAAACTCAGTAGCTATCCTACCTGCTGTATCGTTATCCCAATTCTTAACGGTATTAAATGGATTGTGCCATCCTGCAGTGTGGTGTATAAAAAGCCATTCAGCTTTGATAGGTCCTGCATTGTATTCATCTTTCGGCATAAAGTATTCAACTACTTCTAATCCGTTTGATGTTTTGTACTTAGTATTTGTATAGGTAGCAGAACCGGTTGATTTTTTTATGTTCTCAGTAAGATCTGTATCTAACAAATCCATTTTAGATAATGTACCAGGTCCAACGAGGCCATCAGCCACTAAACCATTTGCGGCTTGCCACTTTTTTACGGCTGCTTCTGTTCCAGGTCCAAAATCCCCATCTGCCTTAACTCCTACTACTTCTTGAATATCCTTTACAAGCTCACCTTTTGATCCAACCTTTACTACCATTACTTTTTGATTTATGATAAATAGCAAGGTTTTCCAGAGCCTTCTTCCTTTTACTCTCCTTTTCTGTAAGGGCAATGTCGACAGCCGGAGGAACAGCAGCATCCCCTAGTTAGGTGGTACTTTTCTGTCATCACTTTAAAACCGTTCTCTAAATAAAAATCACCGGAGTTGTCTTTTTCTCCGGTGACCTTCCTTTTTACAGTTTTCACTATACTATTTCACATTGCCCACTAGAACACGCCACTTCGCCTGCTAGGTCTGTCATGTCTTCTATCTCTACTACTTTAGACAAGTCAACATCTACTAGAGTTTTCATTAACTCTTCGTACTCTTCTTCAGTACAGTCGGTAAAGGGAGCTTGGGTATAAGTGTGGTTTGAGAACGGCAAGACTGACAAGCCATTATAGTGCTTACGTTCTTTCCACATCCATTCTGCTACTGCATCCCATTCTTCGTCTTTAATAGAGATAGTTGCGGATACGTTATGGGAGTTGCTTCCGTTTCCATGTCCAGGCTTAACCCATTCCATCGAAACCTTTTTAACTCTCTCTAACAAGTCAAATGCACTTTCTGTTCTAAGAATTGCTCCTACTGGTGCTTTTTGAGGTATTGTGATTACTGCTGTATCATGAGGTCTAAAGAATTCATCTTCTACTAATGTAGGATGGTTCTTTGCTAGATACCCGTATAGCGATTCGTTTTTACCTACTCTTATTCTTCTTAAGTAGAAATCGTTATGCCAAGCATGTATTCCAGACGATGTCCCTAGTGTCAGAGAGGTTGTCCCTGCAGGCTTCACGGTAGTTACACGAGCCGCTTTGTTTATTCCGATCAGCTCAGCAACCCTAATATTCTCTTGGTTAGCTATTTCTGCCGCTTCGGTTGTATTTAACTTTAAAACTGCTCCAGAGCCAATACCTGTCATAGATACTCCGATTAATGCATCTTTCTCTGTTGTACGTCTCCATACTTCTCTCAAATAATGGAAGTCAGAATAACCCGCTTGAAGTGTTCCTAAGAACGCTGCTGCTTTTACTCTTTCATTTAACTCTTCCTGAGTTTCTACGTTACTTACATTTACTTCGCATAAGTTACAGAACTGATAAGGTCTAAGGGCGATCTCACAGCATGGATTAGTCCCCCAATCTTTATCATTAGTAAAGTATATTCCCGGCTCTCCTGCTCCCGAAGCTTTTACCCTATTCCATAAGTCTAAGAAGTATTCTTTTGTTACTTTTCTTCGCAGTAATGCTGCAGAGTTGTTAGCTCTTCCTCTTTGCGGGTTTAATTCCCACCAGTTTCCAGATTTACAAGAGATCATTTCTTCGTCGTCTGCTGAGAATAATGATATTAAGGCTGCTCTTCTGATTCCTCCTGCCAGTACTGCATCTGCGATATGACAAACTATATCATGAACTTCTATCGGCTCTAATTTATCTCCATCTTCTTTACGGTCTAAGATTCCTTGCATCTTTACAAGACATTCTTTCAACGGTTGAGGGCCTGGTGCTTTACCTCCTGATGTTATCAGTGCAGCTCCTTTTGGTCTAATGTCAGAATAATCAAATCTCAAAGTAGAACCTCCTTGGAAGTGTGATTTTATTAATGCTTTTACTGCGTCTGCCCATCCTTCTATAGAGTCACTAATCAAGTATCTTCTAAACTTAGCAGGGTTTGGTCTTCTTATCTCAGGTAGTTTTTCTACGTGGTGTTTTTGAACAGAGAATCCTATACCTGTTCCTCCTAAAAGTAAAAACATAATCTCTCCGAATGTTCTCCAGTCATCTACAGGTGCATACGCACAGTTATAGATACGGTTTGGACTAATTTCAATAGGCTTACCTGCAAATTGCATAGACCTCATTGAAGGAAGTATCTTTTTATCGTAAACGAATTTGTAAGTATTTTCAATTTCGTCTGCTAATTGCGGATACTTTTTTAAGTGCATAGCTTTGTTTCTGTCTACTAATTCGGTCCATATCTCCCGTCTATTAAGACTTGGAGTGTATTTTGCGTACTTTAAGAAAACTGTGATGTCTGATAGGATTTTCTGACTGATGTCCATTTATATTTGATTTTTATATTGTATATAATAACTATGTGATTTTTAAAGAAAATTAGGTTTTCTTTTAAGAAACTGTGGAAAGTTGTGCAAATTTTTCGGCTAGTACTTTTTTATCAAAGCTATCCATTAGATTAAACGTCTTAGAGCCAGAAGATCCGTTAGAGGCGGGGAACTCATCGTAGGTCGGAACATCTTCTGTGAGTTTGATATGCCCGGTATTGGTATCTACCAATGCTCCAAACGTCATACCATCCATACCGTATCGGTTCTTCATAATGTGTACTCTGCCTGTTCCGTTTATCTTATCTTCTTTCTTTCTTGAGAGAGACATACAGAAGTCCGATACCATAATCTTATCATAAGATCCTGCAGCTTTATCGCCTTCTATTACATCATCTTTAGCACCCATTCTATTTACTTGAGAAGGAGAGATTATTGGAATCTTAAGCTCTTTAGCTAATCCTTTACATGCTACATACACATCATCTATCTCATCTTTCCTCTCTGCGAACTTATTCGAAGTCCCTCTTAAGTAGTCGATATAATCTATAATTACTAAATCCGGCTTAACTTCTGAGTCTACACATTTTTGGAGATGTGCTCTTATGGTTGAGACTGAGGCCATCTTAGGCGGGTATTCTTTTATGATTAGGTTTCCGGTTAATTCTGATACCATCTTATCTATCTTAGCTCTATGGTCTCCGATATGTTCTATTCCTATGCCTGTTAGGTAGCAATCAAATCTTTTACCTACATAATCCTCTCCTAATTCAAGGGTATAGTATACTACGTTGTATCCCATCTTTACAGCATGTGCTGCCATTCCTACCATAAGCCAACTTTTACCTCCTCCCGGGTTACCGAATACTATTCCTAAATCACCCGGGCCGAATCCGCCTTGCATTAGGTTATTAAGTTCCGGCCATGGAGTCGGTATTGTAGGTCTAGAATCTTTTCTATATCTAGTCTCTATGTCTTTGTTGTACTCATGTCCAATATTCCTATCTGCTCCTGCTTTTAACGCATTATCTATTAAAACTCTAATAGTATCATACTCTCCGGTATTTAACATATCTACAGAGCTAAGCAGTGCTGATTTAAGTTGTTGGTTTTTGCAGAAAGCGGTAAATTCTTCTTCTACGTATTGTAACTCATCGTCTGAATGTTTATAAGCTTCTTTGAGTTGCTCTCTAATTGAGGTTTTTAAGATTTCATTATCTAATCTCTTTACTTCTATAGTTAAAGTCTCCATAGAGATTACTGTATGGTACTTATGCCAGTATCTCAATATCTCATTTATGATCCACTTGTGGGCTGGATTAGGGAAATGTTCGTCTGTTAGAACATCGTATATGTTTTGCAAGAACTCTTTTCTTGTTAGTAAAGCTCCTAATGTCTTTACTTGGAATGCAGAACCGTAAGATTCCATCGTTTTGAGGGTCATTCTATTTCTATAACTATTTTAATTAATATAACTTATTTTTCTTGTACTGTAATATACGATCTTATCTTAAGTTTCCCAACTTAAAAAAAGTATCAGTTACCCACCCTTCTATATTCTTTATAAAATGATCTACTCCGTCCTGGTGGTACATCTCTAGAAACTCTTTTCTATGAAATGGATTATTCTCTTCCTGTATTAATTCTTCGATGTACTTTATCTGCCTATCGTCCAATATCGGGTTTCGGAGGTCCATCAACTTGTAGGAGTTTCTTATAGCCTGTTCCCCTTGTAGTATTTGAGCATAGATTTTATGCTGTGTTAATTTAGCTTCTGATATCTCAAAGATGTCTTCTAGAGTTAGTGAATGTTTTACTAATTCCGGGAACCTCTTTAGAAGTGTTTTCGGGCCTAGTCCCTTAATTCCCGATATTGCATCTGATTTATCTCCTAATAAGGTTTTGTATAGTATGAAGTTGTCTGAATGTATTCCGAATTCCTCTGCTACTTCTTTCTGTTTGTAAAATTTCTTACCTATAGGCCTATAGACTGTTACCTTATTACTGACCAGCTGCAGATAGTCTTTGTCTGAGGATACTATTATTACGTCTGAGTTGTGAGTATGTGGGAGGGTGTTCGCCATGTAAGCTATCATATCGTCAGCCTCTGCCTTATCTATCATTCCTGTCTTTACTGGTAGACATTGTAAATAGTGGATTAGACGTGTTATCTGGTCTACTTTAGACTCTCCTTCTTCTTCAATATTATCATAGGTGTCCCAGTTTGTTATCCTAGTTATTCCGCGGTTTGACTTATATTCCGGTAAGAGGTTTTTTCTATTGTTCGAAGATCCTACTCCGTCAAAGATAACATACACTCCTGTTGGCTGTACTAACTGTATCAAGGACCCTAGTGATCTTATAAACCCGGCCATACCTCCGATAGGAATTCCTTCTTTATTTAAGAAATTAATTGTAGCAAAGTTTCTGAAGAATAGGTTAAGAGCATCTATCATTAGTACTCGTGAATGGAATTCCTGTACTACTGCAGGTGAGGATTCATGCTCTGTAACAGTAGCAAGAAGAGCTCTTAGATTAGTTGACATACTTAAAGATAATAAAAAACCCCTGCATAAGCAAGGGCCTTTCAACTTAATTTAGAGTTTAGTTCTATCCTGGGTCGTTTTCAGTTGGTATTGGTGCTGCATCGCCTTCTTCTGCTTGCTCTACTACTATCTCGAAGTCTCCTCCTCCTAGTATTGCTGCCCATTCTGCTGCGTGTGCTGCTTTGTAATTCTTAAGATCTTTATCTTCATCTAGAATGAAACCGTGAGGTGTCATAATAATCTTACCTCTAGTTGTTATACCGTTGATATGATTCTTATCTATCTGGAGATTTGTTCTCTTAGCGAATTCTACCTGCTTACCGTCTTTGATTGCTTTAATCTTAGATGTGCCGGCATTCATAATGTTTCCAAAGGTGACTACAAACGTTGCGTCATACCACATAGCAAAACCTCCCTTATTCATAAGTTTCGGCTGTCCCATTGGTGATTCTGCTTTCTGTGTCCACACCTTGTTTACAACTACTAATGAGTTAGTATAAGGAGAGGACTCTTTTCTCGACATTACGATACGTTGATTAACTCCGTTACCGAATTGTGTAGACATTGCTCCTGCGTTCCATTCATTATTGTTCTTATTAGAACGTACTGATAATTCGCAAGGTACTGATCCGATTGAATCCCATAAGAAGAGTAAGTCGTAAGGTAATGCTCCTTTCTTTTGCTCGTCTATCAGGTCTAGTATGAAAGCCGCTACATCTTCTATTGTGTGTATAGTCTCCCTGTCTACGTAAATAAAGAATCCTCCATAGTCTAAGACTTCTCCGGTATCTTCATCTACTGTTTGTTCTACTTGTAAACCCATCTGGACAGCATGTTCCCAGTTCCACTTCATCTCTGTAGTAATGAATACTGGTAGTATTCCGGCTTTTTGAGCCGATACTGCTGCCTCTAATAATGCTGTAGACTTCCCTGTATCGGAATGGCCTCTTAGCATAGTTATGTGTCCCATTGGGATCCCCGGTATAGAGGTGATCTCTTGAAATGCCGGGGATAATGGGATCCATTTCTGGTCTTTAAAGCGAACATTTTTACTCAGCAATTTCTGCTCTTTAAACTTATTGAGGTTAAACCCTTTTTTAAGTTCTGCGGATACAGCTTCTGTTAGTGATTTGCTTTGTCTTTTCGCCATCGATTATCTTAGAAAGGTGCAGCGTCGTCTTCAAATAAACTATCGAATTTATCAGCTTTCGATTCTGCCTTCTTTCCTGAGTTCTCTAAGGAAAACTTGTTTGTCGGTGATGAAGGAGTGTCAAATGCTACCATTGGAGTTGGTACATCTGTTTCTGCTTCTTCTGGAGCTAGATAATCATGAAGTACTTTTTTCATGTCGTCAAATTCCATTCTACTAAATGCTTCTGTTGGATTAGGTTGATCTTCTAAGACTGTTGCAAGTAGGGCTGCATTGTCTGTTAAGGTAGTTTCTGCAGTTCTTGCTCTGATGGTTGTCTTAGCGTAGCCTGTTCCTGTTGTAGCAGCATCGATGGTAGTTAAAGTTAAATCTCTACCTGTAATAATGTCTGTAAAATCGCCTATGTCTTCATCTTCAACCATTGATAGTAATTCCATGTAGATCTCTTTTCCGAATCCCCATAGTTTTACTCCTTCCTCTTCCTGACCTCTTACGATTACTGGAAGAAAAACTCTCATTTTAGGTTCTAACTTTCTAGCAAGTCTCCAGTTTTCCTGTCCTCCTGCTTCTCTCAATTTTGCAACAAATTCAACTATTGGATCTTTATCTCCGAAGTTGATTGGTGAAATGATTGGGAATTTGTGAATACCGTAATGGAACATTAGCTCCGAAAATGGATTTGATTTGTTGAATTTTGACGGCACTACTCGAATAACTTCCTTACCTACACTCGGTTTATAAAAGTTGTTTTTCCTTGACCCTGTCGACTGGGCACTGTTCTGGGTTTGCATAGCTTGTAGCTTTGCTTTGATTTCATTTACGTTCATTCTTATAACTTATTACTATAATATATGAACTTTGCTGCTCAGAGGCAACTTAGATTTACACGTTTCTAATTTCGTGTATTTTTGTTTTTAGAGATCTTAATTCTCCTTGAGTAGTCAGCAGCACTGTATTTCTATAATGCTGCCAGTCCACTCTAAAACGGGTGTCCACCACTCCCCCGTTTAAACTTTTAATAAGCTCGTTGAGTGCATTAATAGTGTAGAGAGTGTTAGTCTCTTTTTTTCTATGAACTAAAATTGTATTCGGTGGAATACTATCTATGCTCATTTCATCTAAATTATAGGTACAGGCTACTTCGTCTGAATCTTTTATATTTAAGATGAATATTTTATTATATAGTATTGTGTGTTTTTGTGTTAGATCAGCTATAAAGTAATCTATCTCCTCAGTGGGTACGAATGTACACAACAGTTTATTCTTCAACATCTCTTGACTCTCTATAGTATCTATATCATACATATCAAAAGGGCTGTAAAGTATCGTATCTTTTTCCAACATTTATCGTTATCTTTAAATTTTCTTTTTCAAAGACTTCTACTATTTTACGTAGAATATCTTTATCTTCTTTTGCTAAATCTAAGAGTATTGCATCATATGTATACAGTACTATTTTGGATTTTTTATCTTCCATAAGATAGAGTATTTTCTGCAATAAACCAACATTGCTTACAGTTTCGTAGTTCTGTATTATATAGTTAAATAACTTCTGCGGATTCATATTAATTAAGTCTTTTTTATAGAATCTGTATCTCTCATCTACTCCGTCGATATATCCTTGCTTTTGAAACTTCGTCCAGAGTTCTTCTATATACGCAGTTGTAAGTTTAAAGAATTCAAAATCCTTATATTGATCAAATACATTCCCGTATAGCTGTTTAAATACTAACTTCTTTGCCTCATCTCTGTCCATTCCATACACCTGTCCGAAATCCTCGTAAATATCTCCTGTTGCAGATTCATACTTTACTAATTTTGATATCAAAGTAGGATGATACGCTACTAAATCTATCTCCATCAGTAGGTCATTTCTAGGTATAAAAACACTTCTACACCCGTTATCTTTGTTCAATGCTGCGAAGTTTATATGGTTAAAGTGGTTAGAAGGTCTTCCTGTTGTATTGTTGAGGTTGTACTGTGTTAAAATATGGTTATTAATAA